TAAAGTTTTTTTTAAAAATTAAAAATACTGGATCAAAGGGTCCAAAAAAAAAGCTCTCTCTCTCTGGACAAAATTAAAAAACGCGAAAATGCCCATTTTCGGGCGGAGACGGTTTTTACGATGTTTTAATTTTAATTTAAGATGATTTTTTGTCTCCGCCCTAAAAATGAGTTTTTTTATAAAAAAAAATTTTCGGGCGGAGACATGTTTTTTACTTAATTTATTATTTTTAAATCTTTTAAAGATAAGTAAAAAAATAATTTTTAAAAGTGATTTTTATATAAAAATGTTATAAATTTTCTTTAAATATGAACAAAAAATAGATCGTTTTGCAATAAAATTATTAACTTTGTATGTATTATTTTGTTTCCGCCCGAAAAATATTTATAATTTTATTTTTTCTATCTTCAAAAAAATAAAATTGCATCTATATAAACTAAATTATCAATTACACCAGAATTACACCAGAATTACACTGGAATTACACTAGAATTACACTGGACCAAAAAAAGGGCGGAGACAGAAAAAACAATTTAATTCTTAAAAATATTTTTAATATTTAATTATGATAAAAATTTGTAGTTTTTATTAAAATTATAACTTAAAAATAATATTATATCATATTATATCATATTATAATGGTTAAATACACTTGCATTTATTGTAAAAAAATTTTTTTAAGTAAATATAAACACGATGTGCATAATGAAAAAAAGAAAAATTGTGAATATTTATTTAATCTTAAAAAAAGATATTATTTGGATTATTTTTTAGATGATATCCAAAAAGAAAAAAAGAAAGTTAATTTGTATATCAAAAAAATAAAAATTGAAATAAATAAGATTCAAGATTTTTTAAATAATAATGAAATAAAATGCAAAAAATGTAATAAAGATTTTAAAACTGTTCATGGACTGAAAAAACATATTTTTAATAATTTATGTAAAAATAATAAAAATAAATATGATATTTTAGTAAATAAACAAAAAAATATTAATAATGGAACAGTTAATAATACTAATACTAATAATACTAATAATACTAATAATATTAATAATATTAACAATATAACTATTAATAATAAAATAGAAATGATCCCATTTAGATTTTTAACTTACAATAAGTTTCCAAAAAAATTACAAAAAGAAATTTTAGAACAACCTGGATTATCAATACAAAGAATTGTTCTACATATGCATTTTAATCAAGATAAACCAGAACAAATGAATGTATTATATTGTAATAGAAGAGATTCAAATATGTTAGTATATGATAAATCAGAATTTTCAACAGGTTGGGCTACTCGAGATAAAGACGAAATGTGTGAATTAATTGTTACAAAAGCATTATTTGCACTAGAAGATATTAAAAATAAAAATGAAGAAGATAATGATTTTAATATTGCTAAATTTAAAATCAATGCTACTAAATCATTAATTAATGATGTTGATAATGATTATAAAAGTAGAAAAGACATGAAAAAAAATATTTCAAATTTATGTTATGATAATCATGAAATTGTTAAAAAAAATAAATCTAAACAAGTTAAAAAAAATACAATTTGCAATTAATATTAATTATAAATTAATATTAATAATTTTGTAGACCATTTATAATAATGATATTTTTTATATCAATTATGCTACTATTTTTTTTTATAATGAGATATATTATAGATTTAACTAGTACAACAGAAAAATTTGTAGATGTACCACTTCAAAATACAACACTCCAAAATACAATTAATTTAGATGCAATTAAAGAAATTTCAAAACAAATATCTATTTATAGACCAGCTAATTCATTAAATTTATATTTTGTCAAAGAATATTTGCTTAATAAAATGGCAGAATTAAATTTAACTTGTTCAAAACAATCATTTAATAAAAATATTAGAGGTGTTAAATATTATTTTGATAATCTAATTGGTTTTAATCCAAATAATAATGAAAAATATATTGTATTAGGTGCACATATAGATGCTCCAGTTATAGATAAAATAGAAGCAACTATTGATGCTGCTACATCAGTAGCTTTGATTTTAGAACTTTGTAAAAAAATATTACAAGTTAATCCAAATTTTCCATTATTAATAGTTTTTTTTGATGGTGAAGAAGCTCTTGAAGGATCTTGGGATCATGATAATACTTTACATGGATCAAGATATTTTGTAAATAATTTTGATATAAATAAAATTAATCAAGTATTTATTTTAGACTTAATTGGTGGATCTATTCAAGACAATAAAATTTGTGCATTTAACAATAATCCAGATGCAAAAGAAATTATTAAGGAATTACACAGGATAAATTTAAAATACGATGATATAATTTTTGTTAATCCAGAAAAAAAATCATCAAATAGAAATATATTAGATGACCATACACCATTTTTAGAAAAACAAATAAATGTAGTTGATATTATACCCTCTGTATTTCCAAAAAACCATCACACATTAGAAGATAATTTTAAAAATGTCAACTGGAAATACATTGATATTTTTAGTAATATTTTATTAGAATATTTTATGAATAAAAATAATTTTAAGAAAGAAAATCTTTAATAATTATAATAGTTAAAATGATTACAGATTTACAAAACTTTAATGTAGAATATCATGATATAAAAAAATGTAATAATGATTTTGGAATTAATTACAATCCAAAATATAAAAATTTTAAACAATTTATTTTTACATGTGGTGATAAACAAGATCTTAAACAAAAATTATTAATATTTAGAAAAAAAGATAAGCTGGTAAAAATAATTAAACCAAAAACAAATATATTAGATGCAGAAATTATTTCTCTATTTGAAAATTATCCAATTTATAAAAATATAAACGAAGAATCATTTAGAACATCATTAAAATATTTATTTTTTAAAATAAAATATGGTATTTATGTTAGAATTAAAGATAACAAGTTAAACATGTTTGTTCCTTTTAATAATCAACAATTTAAGAATAATTGGCATTCATTAATTAAAATAGATAAAGATTGGGCAAAATATAATTACCAAAAATTTGTAGATATTAATAAAAGAAATCCAAAAAAGAATGAAATTAATTTTGAAAAAGATTTTACTAAATGGGATGCTGATAATTGTGTTATTGATACTAGAAGATATAGAAGTTATAAACTAATAAATGCATCTTATTATATATCAATGTTTCAGCATTTATGCCGTGAAAGAAAAATATCAGATGTTGAATTTTTTATAAATCATCGTGATTTTCCAGTATTAAAAAAAGACTACACCCAGCCATATAATCATTTATATAATTCTGATTCTGTTCCTCTTGAAAAAAAATATCAAAATAAATATTTTTTGCCAATAACATCAATGTCAAAACGAGATAATTTTATGGATATTTTATTACCCACAGTTGATGATTGGGAAATAATTAATCAAACTATACATTTTGGTATGTGTAGAGATCAATATATTAATTTTGATAAAAAAATAGAAAAAAGATGGTCTGATAAAATACCAACTGCAATATTTAGAGGTTCTACAACAGATTGTGGTTATGATGAAAAAACATCATTGCGATATAAAATACATGAAATATCGCAATTATGGGAGAAAGATAATAAATACAATGAAAATAATAAAATTGATAAAACAAAATTTTTAGATGTAGATATAAATGCAGGTATAACAAAAGTATGGTTTAATGATATTAAATTGGAAAATAAAAATTTACAATATCCAAAAAGATTAGATACTGTTGATAGAATTGAATTTTTAGATATGTCTAATTATAAATATATAATTAATATTGATGGTTCAGTAACAGCATTTAGATTAACAGCCGAATTAAATTACATGTCAGTAATATTAAAAGTAGAATCTGATTATTATATATGGTATTCTAAATTATTAGAGCCATGGAAACATTATATACCAATAAAACGAGATTTATCAGATTTAGCAGAAAAAATAAAATGGTGTAAAGAACATGATGATGAATGTTATGAGATTGCAAAAAATGCACAAGAATTTTACAAAAAATATATTAATAAAGAGTTTGCATTAAATTATTTAGAATTTGTTATGAATTATATAGCAATAAAAACATTTAATTTGGTGTTTTAAACAAATACACTTTAATAATTGGACAAATGCGTTTAATAATAATATAATAATATGTATATTATTATTATTATGGAATTGCTTGAATCACATTTTAATACACTTAGTGGAAATTTAACATATGATGAAAATACAGATACATATGAAATGTTTTCAAACAAATTAGGTATACAAAAACATCTTAATTATTTAACATTTAAAAAATTATTTGAACAAATGAAAGGATTAAAAAATCCATATATTTTAGAATCTGGTATAGCATCTGCGGGAACAAATAGTACATATTTATTTAATGAATATGTAAAAAAATATGGTGGATTCTTTTGGTCAGTAGATATAAATAAATATTTAGTTGATTCACATAAAGGTAATATGTGTCCGGCAACAGAACTAATTTGTGAAGATAGTGTTGCATTTTTTAAAAATTGGTCTAACTCACATGATGTTGCAAATGTAATATATTTAGATAGTTATGATTTAGATTTTTATAATCCACTGCCTTCAGGAAATCACGGATTAGCTGAATATAAATCATTAATGCCTGTAATAAAAAAAGATACATTATTACTAATTGATGATACCCCTATAAATCCTTATTGGTTAGATAGTAGGGGTCTATTATACGATGATATGTGTAAATATTATATTGATAATAATAATACATTACCTGGTAAAGGCATGTTTGTATTAAATGAAATAACAAATGCCAATAAATTAATTCACAACTATCAAGTTTTATATAAATTTAATGATATCCCATTTTACACCCTTGAAGATTTAAAATGAGACAAATAAATGTCAAAGCTTTTATGAGTCATTATATAATTATTATATAAAAATATTTTTGTCCCATTTTAAATCTTCAAGGGTGTAAACAAAAAAATAGGTATAAAAATTTATTGAATGATATAAAGTATTAGATAATATAATATTATAAATGTTATTAGTAAATATAAATTTATTAAATAATTATAGATTAAATAGTATATTTAATGATCCAAATATAATATTTGTAGTAAAATTATTTATTATATTTAGAAATACATTTTATGCTAATTTATTAACAATCGACGCAATATTTAGTTTATTAACAATAATTGATATATTTGATACTGAATTAATAGATATTATTTTTAATAAATATTATTCTATTAATTTGAACAAGAGAGTTTTATTTATTCATAAAAATTTTATAACTATTATTAAAAATAAAATTATATTAAATAAGTTAACATTTTATGAAAAAATAATAATTATTAATTTATTAGAAACTTGTTTTGAGGATACAACGTATTTAATTTTAGATGGTTTTTTATATTTATCGGAAGCTATTATTGTTGGTCAAAAAAATTTAATTTTTTTAAATTTTTTATATAAAAATAAATTTATTGATAGAACTGTACTTGTTGAAAACTTGCCAACTAGTTTATATCATGTTAGAAAATTTATTTATATTACGAGTGATGTAATTAAACAAATATTAAATGATTTATTAAAGATACAATTATATTCTGTAAATATTTACATAAAAATTATTTATTGTGTAAACATGTTAAACTATGATGAGAATATATTCTTAATTATTAAAAATATAAGAAATATTCTTATGAAAAAATTATATTTTTTAGAGGAAGATTGTGATAAATTAATTATAAAACATACATTTAATAGGAATTTTTATTCATTATTGTTGGATGAAAAAAATTATTGCTTATCCAAAAATGTTTATATTAATCCAAATTTGAGAAGATTATTATTAAAAAAAATATGCATGTATGATGTATATTTTATCAGTGATATATTTTATAAATTTGTTTTGAATAAAGAAGAAATTTTTTATTATTTTAAATATTCAAAAAATCCTTCATATTTAGTTTTATTAAAACAGAAAAAAGCATTATTGAAAGAAATTTATCAACAGATTTTATTATTAAATATTTCGGTGTATTGCAGATTAGAAATAAT